GTCACATTCAGAGCATCTATCTCATCCATCTTCTGAATTGACCACATCCTCTTTTGACCATGCAATCCTAGAATAGGGTTTCTATGGCAATCTATGCACAGGGCTATACAAGTGTACTGAAGACCTTGTTTGACATGATGGGCTTCACTTGGTGCGCTTGCTCCACAAACTGAACAAGGGAGTGACTTAACCCTTCCAAGGTGTAATCTTTCCTTGTTATTCAGCTTGTTGTTCATTGAGTAGCCTTAACTTCCATCCTGGCTGAGTACTGTTCGGTTCTCCAGACCTCTATCCTTGCTTGCGCTGCAGTCATTAACCAGCGATATTTCTCCTCTTTTTCGACCGCTTCCTTAATTCCATTGAGTATTTCTATGTAATCCTGGTGAGCATAAGCATAGGTTTCTTGCTTTCCAAGGACTTCTGTACCAGCTTGTGCCATAAGCTGACTACGCCTACTTTTGCGGAATTCCTCTAAATACATTCGATCAGCTTTTGCTTTGGCATACAAAGGGGCTGTATCTATGAGGTATTGGATAGCTTTTGTTGGTTCATTCATACGATTTCCACCACTTTGTCACCATGTGATTTGATGTAATTCTTGGTCTTTTGTATGTATTTCTCAAATTCTGACCTAGAAATACTCGATTGTTGAAGGTCTGCATACTCAATTAGTTCTCTAATGGCTTGAATTCCTGTTCCATCTAATCCCATTCTCATGGTTTCTTGGTAACGAATGGCGGCTTTGTGTAGGGCTTCTTGTGCCTTCTCACATACTGGCAACACCTCAGGGCCAATTCCACCTCTAGCCATCGTTTCAGACAGATTTAGAACATCTACTAAGGTTCTCCAGTCTTGTACTGTTCCTTGACCTTTGGTTATTGACTCAAGAGCCGAGTATTCAAGGGTTCTGAGCTTGTCCAACTTGTCCCTCTGGGTTATCGCTGCTCCCACTATCGCATGGGTCACATTGTCGATCAGATTCCAATGCTTTCTCTTTGTTTTCTTGCGAGTCATTATCTTTTCCAAAGATGGCATCCCATCTATTTGCATATTCTTGGTTGCTTACTTGAAACGGTCTTGGGGAATCGCCTTTACTCATGTCTTGCAAACTCCTTATGATATTTATTTCTTACTTCATCAGCAACTAAACAAGCCAATTCAAAATCTTTGTAATAACCAAAAAAAGTTGGATTGCTGTTAATTGTTATTTCAACTTTATATTTATTCCTATCTTTTTTCCAAAAAACACCTTTTTTACCAGATGTATTTGCTTTGGATATTTTTTTGTTATATCCATTTTGACTTGATGTTGCTTCTCGCAAATTTTCAATCTTATTGTTTAATGGATTACCATCTATATGGTCAATTGTTTTTGGCAAATAACCATGGTGCATCATAAAAATCAAACGATGATTTTTGTAATCAATCTTATTAATTTTTGTTCCTAGATACCCATTCCTTAAATATCCAACTGGATTTCCAATAACAACCTTATCAGACCATTTTGTTTTCCAGTAAAGACCGCCATCTTTGTATTCAAATAGTTGATGTAAAAATTCTTTGTTAATCAGTTCGTCTTTACTCATCTTTTAGCTCCCTGACATAAATAGCAAAACTTGCAGCAGTATCACCAAATGGCAATCTCTCAATACTGGTTGCTATTCTTTCTCTCTCTAGTTGAGCAACTAGATTAGCGAAGGCTTCTAAGAATTTTGGTGTTGCATCAAATCCACCAACTTGTCTAGTTATTTCAACTATCTTTTCAGGAGACATAAAACCTCCAAATTGAGTAAACCCACATCCAAAAGACTACAAGCCCACAAAGTATCAGTTTCCATTCAAAACTCATACATCCTCCATTTAGGAATTTTTTTCTTTTAGTTTTCGTTCTATAGCGCCAGCATAGAAAACCCAATCAGCACTTAAACAACCCCAATCTTCAGCTAGTTTCATATGCTCTTGCTCGGTTAAACCTCTCCAAGGTCTTTTGTTTTCTAGGTGCATCTCTATTGCATCGAGTATTTCGTCTTTAGTCATATTGATCTCCACATTCACAATGGGCCATAAAGTTGTAGCAAGTCACGCAATATCCAGCTTCAATCATTTGCATACGGACTTCATGCCTTAAATGGTGGTAATGCTTAAATCGACTTGTTCCCTCTTCTTTATCTTTATCTGTAGGCAAATCAGCATCCCATAGTCTTGACCAAGCCTCAAAAAGATCTTCGTTTTGTTTAAACACCCTTGCTGACCTTTCGATGAGCTTTTTATTGCCCTCTACCAGGTCATCAATGCGTTTTTGTTGTTCGGCAATAGTTCTCTCTAGGCTCATACATCCTCCATCTTGTAGTTGAGCTTGTGGTGGTGAAAGCGCATGGCAGCTTCCATCTCTAGCTCTTTGAAGTGTTCGGCAGAGAATAATCCGATGACATTGCGACCCTCAAACCATACTTCTTTGATGTTCTCGTTATAAGTTGAGTCTGCATCTTGCTCGTACTCGTAAACGACTGTAACGATCTCGCTACCTTCGCCAGTAGTTGTATCAAATTCCCATGTGTTCATCATTGACTCCTGTTAAAAACTGTTAATTTACTCTTGTTAAACAATAAATCTATTAGGACTTACCCTTAGTCCAAGCATTCTTTTACACAAATATCAACACCAGCAAGACTTGAATAAACCTTCGCAACATGGATATTCACGATCTGAGAATCATCCTTGTAAACCACTCCATTCATGGCATCTTCTACACTTTTCAGCACATTGGATGCGTCTGGCTTCTTAATTGGCTTCTCTGAGCCGTTTAAACAGGCTTCTGAGCGCTTTTTTGAGTACGACTGAGGGATTGGTGCTCTGATATACAGATAAAGGTTTACAGGGGTTTCTAGGATTTCATTGCTACCCATCGCTTGTATGGCTGCTTCTTTGATTAAAGACTCATAGTTGCGGGTTTTGTCAGGGGTGTAAGCTTGAACAAAGTTTCCTCGCTTTGCATACCTAGCTCTCTGTTTGCCAACAGGGTTAGCGTCTACTTTAAAAGTGACCATAAATGTCATGTTGCACCCCATTGGTTAGCCATTGCTTGAGCTATTCCTTCAAAGGTTTTTGCTCTGTTCTTTTGTCTATCTTTGCCACCAGCGTTAAACCAATTGCCAACAACTTTAGTGCTTTCTTGTTTTTGCACATACATAGTTGCCATCAATGGCGGGAGGTTTTTTAGCCAAAGGCAAGTTTTCTTTTGAAAAGGATGTCCAAATTCATAAGGTTGAATAACTTGATGGTATTTAGGCAGTCCATAGATTGAAGATGGAACTGGATTCTCAACACAGATTTTTTTTATGTTGCAAGTTAACAACTTCATAAAGAATTGTTTAGCTTCTAATCCTTGCTCATATCTTTGTTGGTTTAAGAACTTTTTGGGGTAAAGATGTCTAGCGCCAGCATTTGATAAATAAGTGCATGGTGGATGTGCAATCATTAAATCCCAGTCATCATCAAGAACATCAAAAATATCGCCTTGATAGTGTGGCCCTTCAACATCTGTTGGCAGCAAATCACACGACATTGCATCATGTCCTAAAGCAATAAAAGCATCCCTTACTGTTCCTGAGTATTCACACGCTACTAAAACTTTCATTCGAGTTGCCCATCCTTAATTCTGTTCATGTATTCACGGATTCGATCTCTAGCGCCACGACCATAGATTCTTTCTGCCCTCTCTAGTCTGGCACGAACAAAGTCTCTATCTTTGTTTGTTTCCCAAGTGCGATAAAGTTCTCTGGCTTCTGCTTGCTCCAGTTGAACCCTATCGCTTGGGTTTTCTACATTTCGTCTACTCCAAGTCACCAGTCAATTCCAATGCTTTGTTTATCAGGTGTAAAGGGTAAGGTACGCCTTCACGAACCTTGTCTAGTAGTCTCATTGCTTCAAAGTGGGACATTTTTTAGTTTTTTCTCTAAAACATAAGACCAAATAGCACCGCCAGAAACCTTGGCTACAAACTGAAGCGCAACAATTTCAGGCATCAAAACGCCAAAGGCAATTGTTGGGAAAAGCAAAGAGTCAACGGCAGCGCCAGCAGTATTTGAAACATTGGCTCGTTTGATCCATGAGCCTGTGGTTTTTACAAAAACTGCCCAATCTACTAAAGCCGCCACTAAGAACGAGACCGCAGAAGCTACTGCAATCATTCCTGCCGCAGGGTTTAACAAATAGGTTAAAGCACCTGTTCCCAATATCAAGCCTCCCATTTGCCATGTTTTGAGTCGAACATGAAGCCAATCACGCAATGTAAGGTCTAAGCCAATCAATAGAAAAGCATTTATTGGGCTAATAGATGGCCCAAAAGTAGCGACCAAAAGGTTTGCGGCAACCATTGCCACGGCATAAGTGATTAAAGCGAAAATCATAAAAGTGTTTCCTGTTCCATTGGTTGATAAAAATTCCATTGTGATGGGGCGTTATATGCCTCAATCCTTGATCTCATAACTTGCGCTCTTGCTTCCTTGGTTGGTGGAAGATAATTGCCATGCTTCCAATGCACATCTATGCCAACATTTCTGCCAATATTGGTGCTGTCGGCTGATGAAAATGGTAATTTGGTAAAGATTGCAGGGTCTAACATCCTCAAACCATGAAGTTTGCAAGAAGGTCTACCCATGTCATCACAAAGCACTCTCATTGCTTGACTCATTTTGACCCACCAATTTGATGTTCCTACTGTTGAGAACTCGCCTGAACTTCCAATGCAAACACGAACATAAGTGTTTGCAAGTTGTTCAAGTCGCTTAAGTGATTCGTGCATATGCCAAACTGGAGCGCCAAACCATGTTGGCAAAGGGCAATCTTTTAACAAAGCATCATTGTCTGCCTCGTTTCCATCAATAACATCAGGAATGACAGCAAAGTCACATGATGGTACTTTCTTTAGATTAAGCGCCCAATCATAAAAAGGTTGCCAATTTTTAATTGGTTTTCCTGATCGCCAAGCAGAAAAAGCACCATTGTCAATGGCAAACGATTGACACACCTCAATGGCTGTGGATAACTGGTCTGAGTGTGCAAACGACACAAAAGCATGACCATTCTCGATGGCTTTAACAGAGGCTGTTAATGGGGTAATTGGCAAGCCGTGATAGTGGATCATTTGCGTAATTCCGCCAATCTTGCTCTTATGTGATCTGGCATTGGGGCGGCTTTTTTTCTATCAGCCTCAATCTTTGCCAAAGCAGGATCAATTTTGACTTCAACTTTAATCCCGAAACTCTCTGGAATCTCAGCCCCATCCCATCTTTGTTGATTCAGATAAACCAAAGGTGCGGGAATAAAAGCGCCATCGTCTTTTCTCCAAGCATCTGTTGTTTTCATCCATTCAATGTGTTTGATGATCTGATCTGCACATGTGTCACAGTAAAACTTCTTCCATTTCACTCTGCAAGCAGCCTTGCCGCCTTTTCTGAATGATCTAGGCCATGTTTCCCAGAATCTCTCAAAGTTATCCATGCTATTTCCTTTAGACATAGGTTCTCCAAGGGTGGATAGATGAGTTTCTATCCGACCTTCTCCAAGCATTATGGTATTCATCTATTGACTCCTATTGACTTAAATACAAAACGCCCCAAGTGCGCATGACGAGTTAATTCGCTTATACATTTGGCCTTGTTTACCACCGATGTACCAAATGCTTTACCAGTCGCTTAACCAACGCTGGTCGGCAAACAGGGGGTGTGTCCTGATGTCGGTGTTTTCTTCCAAGCCATCCATGCAGATGCACTACTTTCGTGTGGAGTACGGAAGCCATGAAAGAAATAAAAAAAGCCGCTTGCAACTGCCCTCTGGTGAAGGTCTTTCGTAAACACACTACTACTGGTGCTTGCGAAAGACAGAGAGCATGTGCAAACGGCCTTAATTTTTTGTTACCCTTCACAGCAACAATTTTATTGTACACAATTTTTCTATGTGTCAACAAGATTTTTTTAAATTCTTTGATTATTTGTGATCTGTTTAGTGAAATCAGGGTTTCCCTTGTAAAGCCTCTTTGCTTGAGCATTCATTACTCGATACTCAGCAGGGGTAAAAATACCCTTGGCATTGCGAATATCAAACGGGTTCAATAGGCAGCGCTTTTCTTCTGGCTTCTTAGCCTCAACCAAATCGTCTGACAGGGTGTATTGGGCAATCCAATGCTTACCAACCTTGACCAACTCTGTTGTTAATTCACCCTTATGGCGTAGTTTCTTGGCTGTTGACAAGACTGTAGCTTGTGGCATACCAGTTAGGTTAGATAACTCATGTGAGGTTAGTGGGCCATTCTGGAGAGCTTTGATAATTCTTGCTTGTGTCATTGGTACATTTCTTGGATGTTAATTGGTCGGTTAAGGTGGTTTTCTAGAGTCCTAGCGAGCAAAGCCACTACTGCGGCATTGAAGTCCTCAGGATCATCCACATAAGCTGAACACATTGTGATTGCATAATCAAGCAATGTTTCAGCGCACTTTTGTTCAATTTGTTCAATGTTCATACCAGTATCTTAGTGTTGTTTTTTTGTTTGTACATTAGGGTTTATCCTAATATAAAACATTAAAAAGTTATGGCACATTAGAGGTGTTGGGTGTCCTTAGGTGCGAAGTCCATCGTGCTAAAAAGTTGCAATTACATCGAAACTTGTGCCCAACATTTATGATTGCATAAAGCTACAGGGACGAATTGCAGAAACGGACAATTTTGATAAACAAGTCAATAGGAGTCAATATGCCAATTTTGAACGGCAAAAAGGTCGTAGACCTAGAAGTAGATGGAGTTGATAGTGGGGATTATCCTGATTTCTCAGACGCATACTTTAGCTATGCTTGCTATGAAGATGGAACACCATTGACAGAAGAGGAGTTAGACAGACTCACCATTCTGGCAGACGATGTTCTTTGGGAAATGGCTTACGACAAGCTGCACTAATGAAAACACTATTTCAAACCTATGTGGAAGAGTTTTCTGACATCCACTACTGTCCTTATTGTTTGACAATTAAGGGAAACAGAATAGTTTGCTGTGACGAAGCAGACTTTATCCAATTCAAGGATTTATACCTTGATCAACAAAAAGCAATCATTGAAGAAGAGTTAGAAACTTACAGGAGTTAATATGTCAATAGAAGCGTTACTTAAAACCAATGTCAACGATCATGTTGAGAAGAAAAATGGCTTGTCCTACCTTTCATGGGCTTGGGCATGGGCAGAAGCTCTTAAAGCCGATCCTACTGCCTCATACAAAGTAGAAATGTTTGATGGCAAGTGCTTTATGGATGTCAATGGCACAGCAATGGTGTTTGTGACAGTCACCATGTTCAACAAGCCAATGACTTGCCAATTGCCAGTTATGGACTATCGCAATAAAGCAATCCCTAAACCTGATGCTTTTGCTGTCAATACAGCCATCATGCGCTGCATGACAAAAGCCCTGGCACTTCATGGACTGGGTCTATATTTGTATAGCGGTGAGGATGTTCCAGAAGAAGGTAAATCAGTAGTTATTACGCCAACACAAGGCATTGCAGACTCACTTCCACCAGAAGAGATGCAGTATCTGCGAGAGTTGGCAATGGAACTCATGGCTCTTGATGGAAAACAAGGGCTTGAGAAGATGGAAGCAGAGAACCTAGAAGCTGACCAGAAGGTTGCTTTATGGGGACTGTTGCCAAGCAAAGTGCGTTCACAAATCAAAAAAGCTAAGGAAATTTAATATGGAACTCTGCCAAAAGTTGTTACAGGAAACTTTCTCTTATGAAGATGGAATTTTAATTTGGAAGCAGCCAACTGGCAGACGAACTTCTGTTGGACAGATTGCTGGTAGAAGCAACAATGCATATAAAGCAATAGGTTTTATGGGTAAAGAATATATGGCACATAGACTTGTTTTTATGTTTCATCATGGATATTTGCCTCCAGAAGTTGACCATATAGATGGAAATAAGATGAACAACAGAATTGAAAATCTAAGACCTGCAACACACGCAGAAAATCTTAAGAATCAAAAGATAAAAATCAATAATGTTAGTGGTCTTAAAAATGTTGGGTGGGCAAAGC